AATTGTGCTGTTTTTATTATTAAGGATAAAATGAGGTCTTGTATTGAAAAGGGATTAGCTTCTGAAATGGATGACGCTAAAGAAATAGTGGCCCAAGCTGATCTTGGATACTGTGAGATGTTTGATTTTAAATGTGCAGGTTCACGAACTTGTGACGCTTGGGTAGTTAATGGCCCACTTAAAGATTAATCATATCAGTTTTTTTGAGTAGCAATAGTAAAAGGATTATAATATATAGATGAGAAGTATTTTAAATCAACATAATGTAGATTATTTAGCGCAGCCATTATTTCTTGGAGAAGATCTCTCTCTACAAAGATATGATAAATTTAAATATCCAGTATTTTTTGATTTATATAAAAAGCAATTAGAATTCTTTTGGCGACCAGAAGAAATTGAATTGAAAAAAGATAGAAATGATTTTAAAAATGATGACATAATGTCTGAGAATGAACGATTCATTTTTACTGCTAATTTAAAATATCAAACAATGCTTGATTCTGTTATTTGCAGGGGCGTACCCAGCTTAACTCAGTGGGTTTCCAATCCAGAGTTAGAAGCTTGTATGAACGTCTGGCAATTCTTTGAACAAATTCATAGCTATAGCTATACGTATATTATTAAAAACGTATACAATAATCCCAGTGAAATACTTGATAGCTGTTTAACAGATCAAGAAATTCTTAAACGGGCCAATGTTGCCATTAAAGAATATAACGCACTACGAGCAATACAGCATTCAGATAAAACCCAAGATATTAAAAAACAAATTTATCTTACATTGATTAGCGTAAATATTTTAGAAGCCGTTAGATTTTACGTGTCGTTTATTTGTTCTTTTGCATTCGCTGAAAATAAAAAAATGATTGGTAATGCTGACATTATTAAATTAATTAAAAGGGATGAGGCATTGCATCTTTACAATACTCAAGAAATTTTAAAAATTTTAATGACAGTGCCAGAAGAGGGCTTTATGGATATAGCCAAAGAGTGTGAAGAGCAAGCATGTCAGATGTTTGAGTCTGCCGCTAACGAAGAAAAGGCTTGGGCCTCATATCTATTTAAAAACGGCTCTATTATTGGCCTAAACGATAAGGTAATGATCGAATATGTAGATTGGCTATGTATGACAAGACGAAAAACTATTGGACTGCCATATACTAAAGGGTGTAAAAATCCAATCGCTGGATGGACTGACCCTTGGATGAATTCAGAGTCTGTCCAAGTAGCCCCACAAGAACATGAAATAACATCTTATAAGATTGGTGCTAGTAAAAATGACTTAGAAGATATTGATCTTGGGGGACTTGATATATGATAAATGTACAATTATTAGATGTCAAAGCTCAAGTTCCAACACGGACATATGTCACAGATGCTGGGTGGGATTTATACTCAATTGAAAATTGCTCAATAACAACAAAACAACGCAAGACTGTTAAAACAGGGATAGCATTATCCATTCCAGAAAATATGGTGGGTTTAATATGGCCAAGATCTGGCCTATCAGTTAAACACGGCATAGACATTCTAGCTGGAGTTGTGGATTCTGGGTACAGAGGGGAAATTATGGTATGTTTATATAACACTTCGGATGATGATGTTGTAATTCATACTGGGGATAGAATCGCTCAGATTATATTCCAAGAGTTACCTCGCGTAATGATGATTAGTCAAGAAACGTTAGGTTTCTCGCAACGAGGAGTACATGGCTTTGGGAGCAGCAACAAATAAATACGACAACTCGCATAACAATAACAGTAAAAAAAATATCAAACCAGTAAAAAAACCACAGTCGAATACATTAGTAGCTAAAACAGATAACCAAAGAGAGTATATCAGATCTATTATTGAGAATGATATAACTTTTTGTACTGGCCCATCAGGAACTGGAAAATCTTTTATTGCGGCTGGTGTCGCAGCGGAAGCTATTTTAAGAGATAAAATAGACACAATCATAGTCACTAGACCTCTAGTGTGTACCGGCAAAGACATTGGATCACTACCGGGAGAACTAAGCGATAAGATTAAGCCATATCTACAACCCATGGAAGAAAATTTAAAATATTTCCTTGGAAGAGACAAGTTTGCTCTGTATTATAACACTAGAAGAATTAGGTTTGAGCCACTTGAAACTATGCGTGGGGCAACCTTTCATAATTCTTATATGATATTAGATGAGGCTCAAAATTGTACAGCAGATCAAATTAAAATGTTTATCACTAGAATGGGTGAACATGCTAAAGTGATGATTAACGGAGACACAAAACAAACAGATCTATATAATACGAATGGCTTAAATTTCTGCTTAGATAGATTGCAGAATATTGAAAGTATTGGTATTTGTAGGTTAGATTACTGTGATATTCAAAGAAATGGAATTTTGGCAGCAGTTTTACGCGCATTAGAAGCTTGAGGTATATATGTTATATGATTATAATTGTGATAATTGCTCACATGAAATGAGAGATGTCTGTCAGTCTATGAAGGACGCAGAATTAATTACTTGTCCTAGCTGTGGAAAAGATGGCCTAAGTAGAGTAATATATGGTGGCATAGGTTATTTTGTTAAGGGCGTAAGCACCATCGGTCAACTTGCAGATAAAAATTGGGCCAGCATGGGTAGCTATAAAAGATCTGAAATTGAGCAAGAATCAAAGGACAAAGCAAAAGAGGAAACTTCTTTTTTCTCCACTTTTGGAAATGCTAATAAAAAGCAAATCAACACCATGACAGAGCCACAAAAGGAAAAATATATCATGACAGGTGAAAAATGAAATTTATTGAATCATATTCTAAAGCTAATATGAGTAAAGATAGTGAGAAATCTTTTTACGATAGGTCTGGTAGTGTTGTTGAGGAAAGTGTAGACAAGATATTTGCTCAAGTTATAGATGTAGACCTTGGTGGTAATCAACGTCAAAAGAAATTCTTTATCAGAACTTATAATAATTTACCATTTGACCCACTAGGGCCAGACAGTAGAAGAGAAATTTGGACCAGAACACTACTCAAGGTAGTATCACAAAGTACATTTGATTATTATATCATGTATTTAAAAAGTAACAACTCATTATATATGACAAGAACACAAAGGAGCTTTATAAATGGCTAACAAAAAAGGACCACTAAGTAAGTCAGAAACATTTTATATTGACGAGCATGTTAAAAGTGGTAAAAGTATCAATGATATTGCTTCAGATTTAGATAGGGCGATTTCATCAATTGAAAAAAGAGTTGTAAAGGCCAAGAAAGATAATAATATTAAAACTCCAACGTGTGGAGATCAGTTTGCTAGGCGGGCTGGTGTAACGATTATGACAGAAAATGCTTCCTCTATGGGTGACGTTAAGAGAAAAACTGGACACATGTCAGCTAAAATTAGTAAGTGCGTCACAACAATTAAGCAAGATGAATAAAGCTTTAGTTAGTTTTGCTATTGGAGAACAGCATGAACAAATGCTGGATGTTACATTTCCAACATTTTCTAAGTATGCCAAAATACATAATTATGATATTATTATTCCATGCTATCAGACAATAGTTGATTCTTGTCATAGATATGGCTGGGAGCATAAAATAAGATCACACTCATGGTTAAAAATTCCCGCCATTAAACATGTATTACAATCTTACGATATTGTACAGTGGATAGATAGCGACGTTGTAATAAATAAATTTGATATTGATATTAATGAAGATTTTCAACATGCCACACAAACTCAAGCATTTGTTGTTCATCAAGATTTATATGAGGGGCCAGTTCCCAACATGGGGATATGGAGTATAAAAAAGTCTGCATTAGAAGCACTGGATAATATATGGAATCAAACAAATTGCATAAATCATAGATGGTGGGAGCAGGGTGCAAATATTCAATTAATGAGATTAGATCAAACATATAGAGATAGTTGCTATGCTTTACCATTTACATATAATATACATAAAAATGACGTTAGATATACTGGTAATGATTCAAATAAAAATGGGGTCATGCTACACGCAACCATGTATGTAGATAGAGTTGGTCAAATGAAAAAATGGGTTAATAATGATTACACGTAGAAATAAAATGGTTTATAGGTGCAGGAGCATAATATGTTGAATTTTATTACAACTCATGAGCAGTGGTTAGAAGAATATCGTAAAGATAAATATAAAGTGTGGATACGGGCCACCCTATCTGACGATACAGAATATTACTTGCCAAGCCATGAACACTGGGTAGCTTTAAAACCCATATGTGAAAATCAACAATTATATGTTGTGAAAATAGGACTTCAGTATAGATCTCATTTTGTTGAGGTTGACACGCATGATACTGATGGTGTATACTTGGTGAGGTCAGTCATTGGCATGATGGGAGAAAATAGCAAACAGACTATAACTATTGGTAAGGTCTATGGTGGAATAGTTAAAAAGACTATGTGGGTAACTCCAGAACTTGTGTCAGAAATGTCCACTGAAGATAAAATTGAAGATTGTTTTAGGGAAGCATTGATATTACATTATGGCAGAGAAAATACCAAAACCAGAATTGTTCAGTAAAAGTTATCAAAAAGAATGGTCAGAAAGTCATAAATATAAGCATATTCATACTGGTGAGTATTGCACATTTGAAGCCTATGTTGCAGAATATATTGTGTTGCGTAGATCTGATAGGCTCAATCTAGGTAAGCCATCCTATAAGTTTTGGACCAAGGGAGATCCCCTACACTGGATATGGAAAAAACAATACGGCGCAGCACTGCAATTAAAAAAGAAATATAGTGAAGAGGCTATATTAAAGGCAATACAATCTAAAGATTTTGATAGATTATTAGTGATTGGTATTCAAAATGGTAGAGGATATAAGGTTAATCCTCCAGCAGAAGCCGTTATAATGAAACACCAAAAAGCATTAGACACAAAAAATACGCCAGCACCTGTTAATATTGATGCTAGTGTAGAAAATTCTACACTTGAAACACGGGCCACTCAAAGCTATAATACAAAAAGACCAACCATGAACCAACTGAGGAATCTATGAGTAAGAAGAAAACATCTAAGTTTGTCGAAGACGTTATTAGCAGTGCTATTATTTCCACATATGGAGATGTCGTTCGCAGTGGAACAGAAGTATTAGACAATATACATAATTTAGAGATTATTGGTATTTCTCCAGCATTAGATATTGCTCTTGGGGGAGGCATCAGAGAGGGAACATGCGTTGCAATGACCGGAGATCCCAAGTCTGGTAAAACCACAACTTCATTACATTTTGCAGCAAAGTGTCAGAAGCGTAATAAAAAAGTAATTTATATGAATACAGAGGGCAGATTATCTGCTCAAAATTTTGAAGGCATTAAAGATTTAGACATTGCAAAGCTATTAATTATTGAGTCTACAGAAGATAAGATGTTATGTGCTGAAGACTTTTTAAATATTATTGAATATTATGTCAACAATGACCCAAGTTGCGTGATTATTATTGATTCAGTATCTAATATGGTTCCCAAGCAAGAGCTAGATGGTGAAATTAGAACGGGCGTTAGAAATGCTCTACCCAGATTATTGTCAATGTTTTTTAAACGTATTGGTGGATCAATTACTAAGAATAAAACTATTGTCGTGTGTATAACGCACAATATAGCAAACAGTGGAGGATCTCCCTACGCTCCAGCTAAAATGGCAGACTGTGGAAACATGCTCCAATATCAAGCTGGAACAAATATGATCATCACGCATAGAGGTAAGTGGCAAGTTCCCAAAGATACGGGAACGCACGTAGGACAAATTGTAAATTGGAATATTAAAACATCTAACGCTGGCGGCAAACCCAACAGCACTGCGGAGGGGTGGATACGTTACGGTATAGGCGTTGATGAAGTGCAAGAGATTATTCATATAGCTTGCGAGTTTAGATTAATTAAAACGGCTGGAGCGTGGTACACGCTATCTTGCGTCATAGAAGAACCAGATCATGATATTGTGAGCAAATATATTACAGATAACAATATTGGCAGAACGCCAGAAGAACTAGAAAAAGCATTTAAGTTTCAAGGCATTAATGCTGTAGCGGATTTTCTCAATAATAATAGTTCGATGGCAGATTTTATATATTTGAAAATTAAAGAGTTACACTAATGAAGGTGTGCGGCATCAATGGTAAAGAATACGTTTGGAATTTAACAAAGTATGATGTACTGTGCAACGATACTAGAAAGCGTTCCAAGTATCACATGCGGGCTAGAGCATTATTAAAAGAGATATATAATAGTTATAGAATCCTAGAAGAAGTCAAACTACCGGGAAGTACTGCCTTGAATAGAAAATCAGTACTATATCTAGATTTTTATATTCCAACTATTAAACAAGCATTTGAAATCCATGGACAGCAACACTATTCTTATATACCGTTTTTTCATAAAAATAAGGCAGATTTTTTAAAGTCAAAAGCCAAAGACGAAGATAAGATATACTGGTGCGAACTAAACAACATAGACATAATAACCCTTAAATATTCAGAAAGTGACGATGAGTGGCGAAAACATATTAAAGGCATCTGAAAAGCTAGCAGCGCATATTGCCCAAATTGATGATTATATAAATTTAACTAATGTCAAATTCTCTACATTTAAAGAAGAATACTTATTAGCCGCTAATTTATCTCTAGATGACCTTAAAAAAATTAGCCAACAAGAAGTATTTGATACAGCATATGTATTATATAGTTATGCCACATATATTCAAGATGAAATAAATAAAAATAAAATTGTATTTAACTGGTGCAATGATCAGCTAGAAAAATTAATAGTTGCGCATAATGAAGATTTTAATCAGTACACTAAGCATGAAGTCAAGCGTCAGATGATTATACAAGATAATACTTACGCTGCCAAAATTGATCAAATGAGAGGTATTGCTGAAGGTAGACTGCAAGCCTTAGAAGGCAAGGCGTATGAACTCAAGAGGAAAGCCGACATATTACTAGAGAAAGGTAAAAGACTATGAGTGATTTTGATAATTTTCTTTCATCATTGTCTGATGAGCAAAAACAAAAACTGATTGCGGCCCTGACTGTGAAAGCTGTAGAGCCAGCACCAGAACCACCCAAGCAGAACCGTACAAACAA